GTTGCTAAAGCAATCATAAGTAAGGATGGACACATACCACAATCTGTGAAATACTTTTGAACCAAATGTGATTGATTCTGAAATACGATTTGTTCTTCCTTAGTTCTCATTGTATATTTTTTTTTTAAGTTTCTTTACTGAATTATAGAACAGTTCTTCATATTTTTCTTCTTGTTCTCTTTCTTGTGTTCCTTCTTCGGTCAAGTATTCGTGATAGTAAGTTTCACACCAACCTAATATACTTGTCCATTCTTGGAGGGTCAAAGTTATTTGTTTTTTCTTATTATGCATTGTTGAATATTTTTATAGTTTGATAATATGGTTAGTTCATTTAATTCAGATATGATTTTATCAATCATAACTATTCTTTCTTGTTCATTCACTTGAACGAGAATACCAATCAATTCTCTCAATTTATTTTCCATTGTTTTTATTTTTTAACAGATTCTTCATCAGGAACATTACACAAGAAACCACAATCCACTAATAAACCACAGTCAAAGATTTTATTGAGAATCTTGATTACCTGTTTTTGTTTCAAAACAGGATTATGTGTTAGATGGAAGGTAAATCTTTTTTCTTTTTTTGACCAAGAATAATCGGCGATTGTAACCATTTTTGTTTTTGCGACATCATTTATGATGTGCATTGATTGATACGCAATAGTTAGACCCAAATCTTTCGTCAATTCGTCTCTGAAAAAAAGGTCACAACCTTGTAGTTTGTAAGTTTGATTGTTCATATTGATTTGTTTTATGCGAAGTTATGAAATTTCGCTTGGTCTGCCAAATGTTCTTCATATGCTGCTCTTTCAGCCTCTTTTTTTTCTTCTAACCAAATCTCATAATCCATATCCAAGTCCTCAGGATAAGATGTATCATCGAATTCGAAGATACTGTCCAATAGTTTTTTTGTTTGTCCCATAATGTGTTTTTTTTATAAATAAAATATAGGTGAAGTAGAGTGTAGTATCAAGCAAAGTTAAAAAAAAAAGGGACTTCTAAGAATAGAAGCCCCCGTTATAATGGATAAAAATAAATAAATGAGGTGAGAAAAAAAAAGATGTTAAATGGGATAAACCTGCAAACTCACCTCACTTATAAATATATGATTGTATCTTGGTAAATCAATATTCAACAGGTTCAATTAATAAATCATCTTCCATATCTACATATGTTTTGATTTTTTCGATGTGACCATCCATAAATGATACATCGTGAACCATACCAGTTTCTTCATCAACTTCGTGAATGATGTCTTTGAAATCCTCCACAAGAGCAATTGCTTCAATCAACATATCTTCATCAACATATTCTTCTTCAATTGCTTCTTTTTCAATTTCGAATACTCTATCAGCAACAAGTGCTGCGGAACGAACCATACCAATTGTTTCTTCATTCAGTCCCATATCAATGAAGTGTTTGAATAGTTCGACCGCAACAGGACATATATCAAAATGCTTAGGTCTAACACCATAGATGTTTAAGTCCTCAGCCAATACTATTGGACCTGATGGAACAACAACCTTAGATGCACATTCTCTATACGCTTGTTTGTAATCAACACCTTGTGCTTTCTTTTTTGCAATGCACATTCCAAGAGCGGAGTCCTTTGGTATCTCTCCAAATTCTTCCATTTTTGCCCAATACTTGTAATACGAATTGAACGAGTTAAGACAATAACCCATTCTCTCTTTCATATTAGGGAACTGACCTCTCATCTTTCCGTTCTTAGAACAACGGGACAGATAGTTACCTCTGTTCTCATTCTTCTTTGGTTGAAGAACGAACAATTCATCTTTGGACATTTTCTCTCTGAGTTTAGAATAACATACTGCTATTCTTTGTGCATTATCAGGATACTCATCAGCGATGGCTCTCGCACATCTTGAAATGTAATCCTGTTCTTGTTCTCCCTCTTTTGGTTTTGGAATTGGCATTATAGACCTGATTTAATTTTTATATTATAATCCACAACAATAATAAGATGGGTCAGCGAAATAAACCATACCAGGAAATCTTGTATTTTCAATTGAGTTATACCATTGACCGTTGTTTAAGTGAACACCTGAGAAGTAATTCTTTCCAAGATGGGGTTGCAATCCATCATTACTTGTCCAATTGTATACCAATGGATAGTTGTTTGAATTGAAAACAATCTCTTGAATCATTCTCTGTTCGAAGAATTGGCTTCTATCATCCGCTCTTGTTTGCATATACTGCATCTCAGAAATTGTAACAGTATTTTCAGCACCATTAACGATACCATTGTTCTTTATTCTCATAAAGATTGATGGTAATGCTTCGGCGTATGCTGCCCATATGAGCATTGGCTGAACAAAATAATTTAGAAAATTTGCGTTGATATCTGTTAGAGTTGAACCAGATACTTGAAGTAATAATTCACGATAGTAACGAGCACCAATAATATATTCCAACTTCGTCTGCTGAACGACACCTATGAATGGGAGTAATACTGAACTCGTAACATTTTGGTCAATGTCTGTAAAGTTCTTTAACTTGTTTTCAGAAACAAGTAATATGTTCTGTGGAATTATTGCTTGACTCATTCGGTTATATTTTCATTCAAATTTTTATTTTCATCAACTGCGACATCTTTTTTCTCATCAATTTCTTCAACCTTGATTGGTGCTTTATCAGCGATGGTAACCATTTCAAATTGGTCTATTTCAATCTCTGCTGGTCTCTTATCTCTAAGTAATAACAACTTCTCAAATACCTTCTTAATCTCTGTCTGTATTGGTTTCACAACAAGGTTGTGGAAGTGGTCCTGTGCTTCTAAGTGGTCAGGATTTCCAAGTTGACCTGGTGTAATAATACCAAGTAATTCAGGAGATGAAATTTGATGTGATGTTAAGATTGCTTGTTGAACCATATCATTAAGTTCTGTCCACATTGAATCAGAACCATTGTGAGGGATTGGTTCAATTGTTGGTGCTTGGTCCTTACCATCACTGAATGTTAAAAACAATTTTCCTGATGTGTTGCTACCACCATACTTTGCAATCAAGTTGTTATAGATTTCTTCTCTTTGCTCAGGGTCAGGTATACCTGAGTTGATACCAACAAATAATGATGGAGATAATCCATTAACGATGTTGTTATAATGCCAGTTGAATATTTCAACCTGAGTTGAGATGGCTGTTGCTCCACCCCAATATGTAGGTGTTGCGTAGTAGTTGTTTCCCGCTGAGTGAGTAGAGTATACAAACACCTGACTTGGCTCTTCTGCATTCGGATTAAATGCTGGAAGTTTTCTTGGAACAAATTTCTTAGGGAACGCCCAATCAGCACAGTAATACCAGTTATTAATTCTATCGTGATAATCTGATTTTTCGGCTCTTAGTTTTGAAAAGTCCATATAATACATTTCAAAACCCATATCTCTATCTTTACGATAGACAATATTAATTGCGAATGACCCATATAAAATAAAGTCGAGAACACATTTCTCCCATATATCATACATTGTATCACCAAGAGAATTAACCATTACCAATCTATCATCTTCACCTGATACAAGTTTAATTGATTCTCCACGAACGGCATACCACTTTGAATTTGCTGCGGCTCTATGTGTTGGGGATGTGTTGTATAAACGAATAAGTTCCTGAGGTGCAAGATTAGCGACACCGTAATATACCCAAGGCGTTCTTGTATTAATGATTAAGTTTTCCTCAATTATTGGAACTCTTGCAGGTGCAAAATCAAATACTTTTAGGATATTTTCTTTATTTACAGATTCGTTCATATTCATAAATATATCTTTTTTTATTCATCTTCGAGTGGACCAGGATATTCTGATAACGGTAAAGATTTTACCCATTCGTTCTCAGGATAAATTGAGTTATCAATTTCCTCAACGGAAATAAACCAATCGAGATTCACATCCTGTATTGGATTAAAATAAACATCAGGACAAACCAATTTTCCAATTAGAGAATCCTTTTGTTCAACTGTTAATACTGCAATCAATTGAGTCATAACTAATATGTATTTCTTCCAAGAGTTGTTTGGAATGTGTTTATTATTGAAGATAGAGTTGATTGTTGTGCTTCACTCAATCCATATCCAATAGTAACAAATCTATATTCATTTCCATAGTATTGTTGTATCGAACCAGCATTATTGAGTGCTCCAATTACTACTTCTTGATTTGTTGAACCAGTCGTTGCTCCTTAATTAATTAAAACGACACTACCATTTCTGTAAAGGTTTTGGAAACTTTGACCTGTCGTAGTGATTAGATTTAATCCACTTGTTGTTGCTGATGTTGTGCTAACAATACCCGCAGTATCTAATCCATAATAATAATGGTAATTGTTATCACCACCATTTGATATTAGGAAGTTTGTTGAACCTTCACCATAACCCAAGTATGTTTTGGTATTGATTGCTGTGTTATCTCTCATATAGACAGACAAGTGGTTATCGTTTGGAGTAATTGTATTTCCTGATAGATATGTGTTGGCGTATCCGTTATTACCGTTGAAGGTAACACCTGAAGCATTGAATGTAACACCACCATTGAAGAGCAATCTGTATGCACCATTTGTGTCTTGTGGGTCAATTGCATTGAATTTACATCCACTACTATTACCACCCAAGAATGGATACATCGCAATCATTTTCGTGTTCAAACTGTTAGACCATAAACTTGTAAATAATGTTTGTGTTGCGGCAGAAACTGTTGATGTAATACCTGTAGCACCTGCGTTAACAATAGCGGTCAAATAATTATTCGCCTGTGTGAGACCTGCTGGTGGAGTTGCTGTTGGAGTTGGTGTAACAGACGCCGTTCTTGTAGGAGTTATTGTTTGAGTCGCGGTAATAGACGGTGTTGGAGTTTGTGTTTGACTCGCGGTAATAGACGGTGTTGGAGTTTGTGTAGGGGTTGCAGTCAATGTAGTTGTAGTAGTAGGCGTAGGTGTTCCTGTTCTCGTTGGTGTTTGTGTAGGAGTAGCAGTCAAGGTAGTTGTTGTAGTAGGAGTTTGTGTTTGTGTTACACTTGGAGTATTTGTTGTAGTTTGTGTAGGGGTAGCGGTCAATGTAGTTGTTGTAGTAGGAGTTTGTGTTGGTGTAATACTTGGAGTATTTGTTGGTGTGTTAGAAGGTGTTTCAGTATTAGTAGGAGTTTGTGTAGGGGTAGCAGTCAATGTGGTTGTAGTAGTAGGAGTAGGTGTTTGAGTATTTGTTGGCGTTGAAGTTAATGTAGTTGTAGTAGTAGGTGTAGGTGTCTCTGTTCTCGTTGGTGTTTGAGAAGGTGTTACAGTTGGTGTCGGAGTAAATTGTTGTGTCGGTGTATTCGATGGAGTTATTGTTGGTGTAGCAGTTTGAGATGCTGTTACACTTGGAGTTGGTGATGGTGGGTTTAATTCATCAGGAGCGAATATAATATTGGAATCATCTTCATCAGGTGATATGAACTCCATATAGTATTCATTTGTGGTATTAGCAGATTGAGCAATCAATAATGCGATACCTGATTCAACGAGGTTATACGCTAATGCAGGGTCTAAATTACCACTACCTGCTGGTTGTTCCCATATACCATAATTGTATTGTCCCTCATAAGGGAATGCAATCTGACCAGGATTTGGTCCTTCTATAAATTCAAATTCATCATATCTAACTCTGTGAGTCGAGATATTAGACAATATCATTGTTACCCTTCTTTTTGAGAAGATATGAGTGAATGAAAATAACCATTCAGGATTGGCGAGTTCTGCGTTTTGAGACACAGTAACTACCATCTTATTTAACTGATTTGTTTTTAGAAGAATCATAGCAGATAAAAATAATCACAAGGGGATATTAACCCCCCTGTGACTACAATTTATTATTAAGCAGCGACTACTGTAATACCAGCAACAACTGATGAAATAGGACCACTTAACTCACACATCGGATTTTGCTCCAACGCTTGGAAAGTTATGTTATAGCCCTGTGCATCCCCGAGCGCTTTACCCGTTACTGATGAACCAGCAGACACGAAAGAGCCATACACTTCTCCAAGTAGGAAATATTTACCCGTATTATCTTCCATCACGATTGATAGTTTTGGAGATTGAGCGAGTGTTTTCAAAATATTTCTTTTTGATTGTTCTAACTTAGAGAAAAATGTAACCAATTCTTGTGTGTAAAACACAGTTCCATTTTCAAGTGAAGCATTAACTGTCTCGGTATATTGAGAAGAAGTTCTAATCAGTTGAAATTCGTAATACGAGCCTGTGCCTGAAATTTGGGTGATAGTATCACCTGTATTTTTTGTGATTGATGCGATATTGTCTTGGTCTGTAATCCAGATGGTTTGAACACCACCAACTACATCTCTACAACCTAACGCAATCCCTGCACTTACATTACAACTCATTTTATATTGATTTAATTTTTTAGTTTATTGAAATTAATGGTGGGGGTTTCCCCCCGACCATAAATATTAAAGACCATTAGTTACGAAGAACTGAGGGAAAGCGATTTGTGTTCCGATTTTCCAGTTCACAGCGATTCTCACTTCTTGGAAATCCATAGACCACCAAGAACGGAATGAATCTTCGTCCGACATAAGGTCACACCCAACTAAAAAATACTGTTGAGGACCAGCAGCGATTAAGTTTGAACCATTAAGACCAGGAACTCCTACAACTTTATACTTTGTTTGAGGGTGGAATGTTTCAAATACTTGACCAAGAGTTGGTTCACTGAAATGGAAGTTGTTTACATTTCTGATTGCAGTCAAGTAACACTTGAACTGAGTTTGAGACATAAAGATTACGATATCATCTCTATCATAAATGTTTCTGTTAAGTGTATTTACGATGTTATCAACTTGAGCCAAAACTCTATTTGCTTGTTCTTGAACAGTAGCACCTGTTACAGCACATAATGCAGTTGCACCTGTTAATTTAACAACACCACCTGTGTTATTCAACAACTCAATGAAACCTGAGAATGCAGATGAACCACTTGAAGCGTTCCATAATAAATCCTCATTATATCTTTTGATTTGTTTAGTTTGTAAGTCAACAATAGCCTGCTCGAATGGTGCAGTTTCATTGTATGAACCGCTGTTTAAGTATTGACCTAACCATAATGTGTTCAATTCTTGAAGACATAGTGATTGGTTTACCTTTAATGATTGAACAGTTAAAGGAGCAACAGTAAATGTTGTTGTTCCAGAATTTTCCCAACCACAAGTTGTTCCTGTTTGGACTACTAATGTTTCAGAAAGTAAGTTTACATTTTGAGTTCCTTTAATACCAGGAATTACATTAACATACTTCATAGTAACAGGAGTCAATACTGCTTCAGAAATGATATCAGATGAAAGTTGGTCAACATACGAACTTAGCCCTGCTAAATCGTAATTGAACGACATTTTTGATAATTTGTTTTTCATTTTATTACCTAATTTTTATTTATTGTTTAGTTTTTGTTCAGAGCCGCTCTCAATCTCTTGAATGACTCGTATCTATCTTCTGTTTTAGAGAAGGTTTCGTTTATTGTTTTTTGTGTGAACACTTTTTGACCTGCTGGTTCCTTAGAGAACTTTTGGAATTTACCATCAAGTTCAATTTGTTTAGCAGAGATTGCGTCAATCTTTGATTCGATTTTTTTAAGTGCTTGTGAGAATAATTCTGCCACTTCTTCAGCGGACATCATATCATCTTCCATTTCCTCAACATTTTCTCTCTCAACGATTTTACCATCCTTAGTCATAACTCTGATTTTAACATCGTTACCCTCAGAATCTTTGAGAACGATTTGGTGTTCTCCATCTGGTGCTGGCGACTTATCACCATCTTTAACTACCATTAAATCTTCTCCCACATCGAATGTTGGGGATTCAACAATAGCACCATCTGCTGTTTTTGCTTCGGTAAATTTCTCCGCTGCTTTTTCATCTGCTTCGTCTATACCTTGAATAGTTCCACCAACGATGTTGATTTTCTTACCATTCTCAGTTTCATAAACGCCATCAGTTAATGCTGTAAGAGTTCCATCATAATTAACGAGTTTGGTCATCAAACCAACCATTGGTTCTTCACCTTCAACTCTAATCATCTTTCCGTCTTTCATCTTAACATCAGCAAAAGCCGCTTTCATATTCTCATCCTTGATAGATTCTTTTTCTTTCTTGTCTTCCATCTTTGCGTCAGGAGTAGCACCCATTTTAATTTTGGATACTTTGCCATCATCATCAACTTCGATTTCAGAACCATCATCAAGTTTGTGAACACCAGCAGGAGCAGGAATCATACCTTCTTCCGTTGCGACATAGATTGGAGCACCTAATTCTAAATCACCATCAATCTTAACTGCAATCCCTTGTTCAGTTTTTGCATCATAAAATTTTTGTGGAGTTAGATTTAAGATTTTCATAATCTTGTCTAATGCTTGCTTACTATTCATCTGTTATTGATTTAAGTATTTGCTTTATTTGGTTTATTTTTTTGTCTTCTTTTGAGAAAACCGATTTATTAGCGAATAATCCTTCAACAGAAAATCCTGTTAACATATTATCTTTAACTAATTTCCATATCTTCTTGTCTTCAACTCTCATCTGAACAAACCAAGTTCCCGATGGTAGTTCAAAACCATACATATTTGATTTGTCTTTGATGGGGTCTTCTGATACCCAAGATTCTGTGATATAAACTTTATCTGAACCTAACTTAATTCCATTATGTTCAATTGAAGTTTCATCAGTTCTTTTTTGTTTAAGAAACTTATCCGCCATTTTTCTGATGGATGCTTTTGAGAAATACACATAATACATATTCCCCAAATCATCATATCTATGAATCATCTTGTTTGGCACCATCGCCGCTCCAACAAGAATTTGTTTGTCTTCATCGGCTACTGCGAAAGTCATTCTCTCTTTTTCAAGTTGAGCCAACTTTCTTTCTGCCCACTTTAATCCTGCTTCACCACCCCAAGCATCATACATCAACTTACCACAACCATCATCATATGATTTTGATTTGGTTAAATCTGTCTTGTGTCTTGATAAATAAGAATACATTCTTTTTAATGTATCAACTGAGATGTTTTCACCTTTCGCGAGTTGAGATGCTCTTTGTTTTCCTACGCCAGTTCCACAAGAACCCCATCCGTTTTTCTCTGCATATGCAACAGCACTTTTTGCTGCGTTCTTAACACCCTCAGGGTAGTCAGAAATTGAATCAACGAAATCATCCTCAGTCAACTTTATTGGAACACAGTTTGGAACTTCTCTACCATCAAGAATCTTAGTCCCGATTGGTTCATATCCTTCCCAACAAGCATCTTCAAGTCCCATTTCATCTTTCTTAAAAAGATTTGGACCTGTTCTTGGCATGCCTGGCTTCCATTGTTTTGATGGATTTGGTGAATTGATTGTCGCTTCTGTTCTTGTATCAGGTTGAAGATTTGATGACTGAGCACTTGTATCTTCTAACCCCTTACTTGATGAACCTGAGTTTCTAATCTTACCAGTCGGTGCGTATAATAATCTAACCCAAGTGTGGCGACAGTTAAATGAACCTCTCCACAAAAAGATGTTATAGAAACCAAATTCTTCATTAGCAACTGAATCAGTTAACTCATCAATATCTTCTTGTCTATAAACTCTATTCTTGGATAACATATCAGAACAGAACTGTCTGTTCTTCTCATCTCTTGGACCTACATACTTGAATCTAACTCTAAATTGGTCATTATCTAAGAATGATGGTTCGTTTGGTTCTGAGAACCTCTCTTGGTTCATCTTCTGAACCATCATAGGTGTGATTTTTTCGACTTTAATTACTTCCCAACCTTCTTCTATCAATTGAGAATAAGGTTCTCCTAATTGGTCTAATTTTGGGTTGTGTGAACAGAAGTCATCTGATACAATATTGTATTTGGGTTCTAACTTTTCAACTTCTTCATCGTGACCAAAAGCAATCCACTGCTCATCGTGAGCAGGTCTTGATACAAGTGAGATTGCTTCAATACCACTTTCCTCAAACTCATCATCAATAAAAAGTTCAATAATACGAGTAGGATTCATTACTTATAAATATTTGTTTTAATAAAATGTTCCAATTTTTATATCAACGAACGAGATTTAATTACTCTATCAAATTGTTGTTGATTTGATATATCTGTCGCTGTTACGAATGTTCTAATTGGTTGATTTTGGAATGTCTGTTGTATAACCTCAGCAATCCTTGCACTATTATCTTGTTGTGGTTGATTCTGTTTGTTAACCATTCCACCTACTGCGAATTGAGGTAGTGCTCCTGCGTCATTGATTGCAGTCAACAATGGTTTGAATAACTGAGTTGAACGAGCGTTAACAACGAACTCCCCATCACTAAGAAGTGCGGGGATTGAATCTGATGTTGATGTTCCTGGTCCTGATACAAATCCACCTTGAGCCATTTTTCTCGCAGAGACATTGATAAGACCAGGAGGTTGATTCGCTGGTTGTCCACCAGGAGCACCTGCTGTTCCACCACCTGATACAGGTAATTTGGTATCAACAATTTTCTTAACAGATACGAGACCACGAACAATTGCCGCTGCTGCGAGAGCGAATCTCAAAACTGTCGGCATTGGGGTGGGGTCTGCTAATACCTTGTTCGCAGAAACATATGTGTCGATGGTAGCAGAAGCGATTGCGAGTGCTTTACCCGCTTTTGTTTGTTCTCCAACGAGTGATGCAGTTGCAGACAGAAGTTGTGATATCGCTTGAAAGTTAGCCATCTTAGCATCTAAGAGTGACTTATCCACATTCATCTGTGCTTGGTTATTCGCCTTGATGAATTGTAGATATTGTGTATCATTGATTTGTTTCTTATTCTTCAAATCAAGATAATTCGCTGCCTGTTGGTCTAATCTTGTTTTTTCCTGTTGTAATAAATTGATTTGAGTCAGTTCACCTTGTTGGAAATTTATTTCATCTTGTAATCTTTCCTTAACAAACCTTTCTTCTTGTAGTGCTAATATCTTCTGATTGGTCTCAGTGATAATTCTTAATTTCTCACCAGCAGTATATTGTTCTGAGGCTAATACCTCTGCTTGAAATTGTCTGTATAATTCAAGTTGTCTTTGAGTATCGTTCGACACAACTCCTAACTCATTAGCGAGTGCATCTTGTCTGTCCTTCTTTCTTTTGTCTTCATCGGATTTA